CCATAATATAATATATAATATAATTAATAAAAATATAAGGGCGATACTAGACCGCCCTTATAAATAAATAGTCTTACTTCATTAACATAAAGTTGTTAGCACCTTGAGTAACTAAACATCTTTCAGTTAGCATGTGAATTTGCATCGCATCTAAAGCAGATGTAGCAGCTCCAACAGAACCAGTAGTCCAAGTTTTCATTTTTCTATTGTCTGTTTGAGAAGCTCTATATCTAACGTGTAAGAAAGGTCTCTTTAAGTTTTTACCTAAAGATTGATCATACACAGTAGATACACCAGCAGGAATCATAACCCCTCTGATAGCATCAGCAGAGTTAGCAGCATTAATACCGCCTCTTGTAGCTAAATCATTTAAGTATCTAAAGTCAGATTTATAGAAGTCATAAGAGCCTCTTCTAAATCCTGAGAAACCTAAGTTTAATGCCATATCTTCGTCGTTTTCAAATACTCCGTAAGAAGTACCTCCAGCTCCGTAAGAATTCATTGAAGCTAACATGTCGTCCATAGCTAAACTAGTAGCTCTGTTTACAAACATCATGTATTCTTCAATAGCACCTTGCTTATCGAACTCAGCTAAGATAGCGTCAAATTCAGCTAAATCAGTAGCAGCGTTAACACCAGTTACACCTGAAGTAATATTACCTCTTGCTTCAATAGCAGCGAATAAACCTTCAGTACCAACTAATCTATCATTGTCAGATCCATAAACAAGAGAGTCTACAGCGTTTTCCACAGAGTCGTCAGTGTCATCAGCTTTAACAGCTTCTAACATTGCCATCTCTAAGTAATCATTAAATCTAGCTCTTGTATCAGACTCAGCTTTTAAATACCATAAGTAACCTGATTGTCCCATTTCACTAGCAACTTCAACCCAACCGATTCTAGCTGTATCAGAACCTGATACTTCGTAGTAATCTTTCATAATGATTGGTTTGTTAGTAAAAGTTTTAAAGTCAGGCTCGTTAGCGCCTCTTGAATCTGTTCCAGCCGCAGCATAACCCGATGCAGGATTATAGCTTTGACCTTTACCGTATTCAGAACCATAAACTAATATAGTAGTTCCAATAGCTGTATTAGTAGCTGTAAGAGCTGCGCCGTAAGGAGCTAGCGTTAAAGTATCATTAGTTTCATTAACTACTGTTACGATACATTTTCTTATTTGATTAGCATCTGAAATAATAACAGTATCATTTACTCTAATACCATGATGTACACCACTTAAGCCATTTGAAATACCAGTAGTACCAGTACCAACACCTTTAGCGCCATCAATATCTTGTTGTACTATAAATGTAGTAGTATCTGTTAATCTACCTTTGTAAGATAGATGTAATCTACCTTGTTCAGACCATACAACTTGATCAGCTTGCATAGCCTCTTCCGCTCCAACTTTAGATAAAAAACCTGATATAGTTCTCGGTCCGAAAACTTCAGCTTCTTTTTCCATTAAGTCTGGCAGGTATTGTTGTGCCCAGTCATTAGTACCGGACGTAAAATCCAAAAAATTCGTGCTTAGTGCTTGCTGCTGTGCAGAAGGAACACTATTCAACGAAGGACCACCTGTAATTGCCATAATATATTCTTTTTAAATTATTAATTATTTTCGTTTTCTAATTTTAAAAGATCTGTTTTTCATCTCAGAGGAAGATTCGCCTAAAGCTCTAACTTTAATTCCACCGACATTTACTTCGCCGTGTGTTTTTCTAGGTTCAACATTTATATTTTTGTCTCTTGCAATTTGCCCTTTAATAGCATCTGCTTTGCCTTGTTCATAAAAATGTTTAGCTATAGCATCAGGATTCATAGCAGTAAATAAAGACTTATGATAACCAGCAGCATCTTCAATAGTAACATTATCTTCGCCAACAAACTTGTTTACGAAATTATTAAGATCGCTTTGTGTTGTCTTTACTTTATCAACATCTTTAACATTAAATCTGTATCTTTTGTCCCCGACATTATATTCAAAACCTTTGAAATTTTGTCCAAAGAAACTATCAGTTTTATTTAAAAATGTTCTTTTGCTTTTCTGTGTAATCTTCTTTTGATTTTCAGAATCTTCATTATATTTATGATAAAAATTAATTGCCTCCTGTTGTTCAGGTGTCAACTTTGACCCAGCTTTAATTTCCTCATAGTACTTAGACTTTTGCCCGTCTAAATAGGCTTTAGCCTCGGCAACTTGCTCTTTAAGGGCTATTTTCTTTTTACGTATTGTTTTATCGTCGTCAACTTCTTCATCAACACCAAACGTATCTTCTAATAAAAAATTTCTTTCCTCAGCTGTTAAATGAGGTTTAGACATTTGGTAGTATTCATCTAATACGTCAGAGTCATCCATTTCTTTAACGTCTCTATTTAATCTTACGTAGTCGTTTATATCACCTCCAGTTTCGTCCATAAAATCTACAAGTTTTTGTATATTTTCTGGTAAAGGTTTTCCAGTAGCGACTGTTTCTTCAACCGCCTCTTCTACTTTCTCTTCTAAAACTTCTTTATCTTTTAAGTCTTCAACGGTAATTTCTTCTATTACTGGGACTTCTTCATTTGTTATTTCTTCTGTAGGCTTTTCGTCCACGTTTACTTTTGTTATACCTTCCTCTTCTTCTTTAGGTTGAGGTGGCATGTCTAAATTTACTTTAGCTACTTCATCGTTACCAGCGCTATCAAATTTAGATTCATCTATTTCTTCGACAACCTCTTCTATTGGTTGTTCTGTATTATCCTCTGTTGTTTCTTCAACGGAGTCAGTTGTTTCTTCAACAACTTCTTCATTTTGTTCTATCATAATAAAATTTTATAAAATATTAAACTTGAAATTTATCCATATTCGCTCCTCCCGTAAGTATATCATTACCTGACGATTCAAACTTTTTAAGCGGTTGGCCTTCAGTTTTTTGAGCGTTTCTTTTGTCAATCATTTCCATTTGCCTAGCAGCTTGTTGATCTATTCTTTGATCTCTTCTATCTTCTCTCATACCTTCAACTTGATTGTTGTTTTGCTGTTTCATGCCTTCTAATCTAGAATTTAAATCAAACTCAAATTGCATAAGTTCTTTTTTAGACTGAACCTCTGATTGTAAGTATTGTATTTTCATTTGATTTTTTGTCTGCTCTAGCTGTGCATCAATTTGCATTTTTTGTTGATTCTTTTGCATCTCAGCTTGTGCCGCCGCTTGTTGCGCTTGTTGATTAGCTTGGGATTGGGCCTCTATGTTTTGTTTTTGTAACTGTTGATCTCTTTCTTGTTTCTTTCTTCTTTTTACTTTTAATAATTGATTAGCTAGTTTTAAGTTTCTAGTATTACGTAAATCAATAGCATCATCTAAATCTATAGTTTGTTGTTGAAGAGCGGCTTGTATATTGTTTTCTAATATAGCTTTTTCTTCTTCATCTGGCATTAGTTCTATAAATATACCAAAATCATATAAATGCAATTCACTCATTTCACTTAATGTAGCTACGTTGTGAGCACCAAGCGCTCTTATAAAAGCATCTTTAGTTGGTGAGTACTCTATTATATCTGCTATACGAAGCGACAAACACTCTGCAACCTCAGCTGTTATGTACAACATTGATTGTAATATATGTCTAGTTGCCGTATTAGAATTAGCAGCTGCTATTTTTTGTACACCAACTAAAGCGTTTCTATCTGGCGTGCTAGCATCTCTTGCCTCATTTAACCCGGTTGTATCTCTTATCATTTGAAGATAATAGTTATACGTTTGTATTAAACTTTGTAACTTACCGCTATTAACACCGTTATTAATTTGTTGTATAGGAACTTTCCCAGGATTCATATCGCCTTCTGAAGTAAAACTCCTACCAACTATACTACCAGTTTGGAAAAACATATTTAAAGCTTCTTGCGGATTGTAATTAGTACCATTACCCAAGTCAACCTCAGCCAAGCCATCAACGTCAAGATAAACACCATCTGGTACCATACGGGCCATTACTTGTTGTAACTTTAAATGAGTTAATTGTATCATATCAGCAAAGCTAGTTATTCTTCCTACTAAACTTTCTATTCTACCTTCGTAAATTCTAGGTGCCACAATTTGATAATTCATTTTAACGCTACTAAATTCAGAGTCAGTACGCATCATATTGTCACACATCTTCCATTTTAATATTCTATCAGCGCCTACTAAATAAACACCTTCGTATAAAACCTCAACAACTCTTTCTAGCTTTTCAAAATCGCCTTCTTTATTTTCAGGAGGATTAAATGTGTCATCTTTTTGTATTATCTTTTCACCGCCAGCCGCCGTGGTTTTTAGCTTATAAACATTATTCATGTGCGTTTTGTAATTGAAATAAATTACTTGAACTTTATTTTTATCATCGTTTCTTTGATAATTATATGGATAGTGTCTTTTGTCTAATATATCTTTTACATCTTGCTCAGTTAAATCTGGAAATTCTTTTACTAATTCGTTTATTGGTAAATCAACTACTTCGCCAACGTAATATATATCATCAAAATAAGGTGAGTCAGTATAAGAATAAACTAAATTAGCTGGATCAACGTATTCAGCTTTAGCTCCATTACTAAAATCAAATGTGGTTTTTGTTGCACCTATACCTAATACAGTTATATCATACAACACTCTTCTTCTTACTAAATCGTAATCACTGTTTTCCATTAATACGTTTAGCGCTTGTTCTTCAGCTAACTCTACAGCTTGTTTATAATTAAGCTGCATGTGTAGTTGTAATTCTTCTTCTGTGTCTGGTAATGTGTCAGGATCGTTTTCATAAAGATCTATATCAAACAACGCTTTAGCTTTATCATTAAAGCCTCGTGTTTTCATATCACGTAATAAAGATTCCATATACTCAGTTCTTTTACTTACGCCATATTGATCTTGTGAAAAACAATTTATTTCGTAATTCCTTTGCGCCATGCCGTTTACAACAATATCTACAAACTTAGGAATAATTGGAACGGGTTTCCAATCTAAATTAAGATAAGATAAATCACCATTAATAGATAATTCATTTTTATATTTTTGAACAGGTTGTTCTCCTCTTGCATATAATCTTAGAGTATGAAAGTTGTTTTTATAACTATTATACTTTGAAGTAGCTCCCGAAAACCATTCGTGTCTTATTGCTCTTGCAACTTTTAAACCATAATCTTCGCTAAGCTTTTCTAAATCGCTAACCGCTTGTGATGGGAAATTTATAGAGTGTTCTAGTCTCATATTTTATTTTTAATTATCTGTGATGAAAATCCTTTGTTATTATATTTTGATATATTTAAATTTACTGTTTGCCTTTTTAAATCTGGATTTGGTCTGTATAAATGTCTATTACAAGCCATTACAGCTAAACCAGAACTTATTGATGCATCATATTTAGTTCTTCTTGTTATATCAAATCTAGACCAATCGTTTAAAGTGTTATTAAAATACATTGTGCCATAAGTACCATCTTCTAATAAACCAACATGATCATTGATGTACATTTCAATAGCGGCAGCGTGAGCCTGCTTTATGTCTTCACTTGAGTTAGGTATACCACCAACTTCTCTTTCTGCCACTGATAACTTATTCCAAACTTTATCAGGCCTGTTCATACTAAAGCCTCTGTACCCTCTTCTTCTTAAATAATATAATAATCTTGGTTTATTATTTTCTGCAAGTATTGGCATACCATAAAAAACTAGTGCCATTAAAACATCTTCAAAAAATATTTCAGCCGTTTGTGGTCTTGCTATATATTCAAGAAAAAAAGTATTTGCCGGGGCGTCTTCCATTGAAAACTTTGTTAGCCCATGCAAGGCACCTTTTGAACCTTGTTTATCTACAGTTCCAGATATGTCATATGAGTCACAACCAAACGCGCCCATATGTTCGTTACCTGGATATCTTACGCCATTTTTTAATATAACGTTATTTTGTAATTTATTACCTGGCACCCAACTTATATTAAATCTACCGTTGGGATTTGGATTAAATGTAACCAGTGTATCTTTCTTTCCATTTAGCCATTGAAAGTTTCCAGTAGTTATTACTGAAGAGTTTTTATTTCCTTCATTATAATCTATTTGCTCGTATATTTTTATAAGATTAAATAAACTATTTTTTGTTTCATCTCTAAACGCGTGTTCTTCAGTTCTTGGAAACTGTCTGTAAAATTCATTTAAAGCATCTTGATCATCTTTTAATCCTTCTGCCTCATTATCCCAATGATCTATAACGCCTTGATCTATCTCTAAGCCGTGGGGATCAAATGCTGGTTTACTAGGAGTGTTAAATACAGGCTGTCCATATCCATCAATGAAACCTTCATAATTCCACTCCATGGGTATAAACAAAGAATAAAGTCCTGATTTAGTTTGTCCATTTCTATTTCTTTTAGTAACATCTGAATTATTATAAAGTTGTTTAAAGTTATCACCACCTTTATCAAGTGAATTACTAGTACTACCCATCATACACTTACCAACTACTCTACTACCTAATCGTAAACAAGTTTTTGTAACTCTCCAGTTATTTTTTATATTATCAGGTCTTTCCCACTTACCACTTTCGTCATGAACTAGTAAATTTAGTTTTTCACCATCGTAGCTGTTATCGCCTGTATTTTTCCAGTCTATAGTTGTATCAAGTCCTTCAACGTCATCCATCTCCTCGCGTTCACGTATTTTTCTACGAGTAAACTTTTTAGCAGGTACCCTGTAAGCGAGCTCGGACTTTGGTCGGTCCATACCGTCCTGTATTGGCTTGAAGAAGAAAGGATAATTTAAACTAATAGGTACTACTTTGTCCGTAAACATTTTCTTTGCATCAGCACCAGTTTTAGATAATATACCAAATCTACTATCACTAGCTAATGTAGCTAAATTAACAGTTTCAGCTGAACTCATAAAAGAAAAACCAGAACGTCTATTTTTTAAATAACACATCCCATAACTTCTTTTATCTGCTTTACAAGCTTCCCAAAATATAAAGAATAATCTATTAGCCTCTCTATAATCTGGTGCACCAACATCTATTTTACTCCATTGTAAATACATGTAGTGTGTTCCTGTTATGTAGGTTGGTTTACCATTATTCATAAACCAAAAACCTTCTTCTCTTCTTTTAAACTCTTCGTCTATATACTCGTAATGATCTTGTTTAAAATCATCTGGGTATTCTTGCCAATCAAATACAGTTTTAATTTTTTTAAAAGCTGGATTAGCCGGAAACTGTTTCCATTTTTGCTCTGACTTTACTTTACTACAACTATATATTTCTTTAGGTTGTTTAGGTAAAGCTATTTGTAAACCTTGTATTTCAAGTACTTCACCAATTTGACCACTTTTACTAATAACAACAATATCATTTTCTTTATTATAACCATACTCCCATTTTTTAGACTTATTAAGTCTCTTTATAGTATTTAGTCTTACTGGCTTTACAACCTTATATAATGTTTGTTTATACATTATTTAGATCTTCCTTCTGCAAATCCCTTAAAAGTACTTTTCTTTTCTTCTTCAATAGGTTTTCCTTCTAACATATTTTCTTCCTCGTAGATCCTGTTTAATATTTCAAATGCGTCGAATATAGCTAGCTTTTTTGTAGCAGCCGCGTTCTTTAATCTATCAGCTGATATATCATCATCTGAATCAACAATAGGTTCTTTAGCTACCTTAATTAGCTCTTCAACCGCTTTTCGCCCAGCTTGGATTATATTCTTCTTCGTGTCCTTGATATTCATATTTAATTGTAATAAAATTATTCATAACCCTATATAATCTTTCTCCATTAACAATAAACTCGTATTCACTACCAGGTTTAAAACCCACTAGTTCTTCTTTGTTAAATGTACTATCAGAGTATTTAATAATACCAACTAATGGTTTTTCTTTATCAGTATTGTATTTATCAATAGCTTTTAATGGTTTAACAAAACTAAATCCTGGCATTGCTTTCCATTTGTTTTGTTTATAAAGAAATATTTGATCACTTGAAATTAAGTATTTATCTTCTTTCCAATATGATCTACTATTCTTTTCTCTACCCTTTACATCATGCCATCTTCTAAAAACATTATGATGTACTATTACTTCATCACCCACGTTAATGGGTGATTGAAATAATAGTGGAGTAGCGATTACTTTCGCTAATCTATTTACGTATTGGTGATTAAATATTTCGGTATTAAGTACTAGTTCTTTGTCATCGACTCGTACACTGTTATTATACCTATCACCAATAGGCTCGATAATAAAATCTTTGTAAGCATTCATTAATATTCTAAGTTATACTCTATTGATATAGCCATATTTTTATTAAAATCTTTCCAAGGTATTACTACCTTTTCTTTTCTAATATAAATACAGTACTTGTCTTCTTCTTCAATTATATCACAAATCTTATGACCACCATAAACCTCTTGGTCTACAGCGTAGTGCATAGAATCAGTTTTATAATCTTTACCTATAGTTATTTTTCTAATGATATTATTTTTCATCATTTTCTTCTTTAGGCCAATTTATAGCACCAGTCTCTAAATTAACATCAAAAGATCCATACTCTTTCATTAGTGTATCTTGAAGTACACTAATTCTATCTTGAGTTATAGATAGGTTGTGTAGCAGCGTGTGCTTTTGTGCTTCTATTTTACCAATATTAAATTGCAGCTGGCTTACAGCATTTACTACATTTTGCATTTGTTTTAAATGCTCATCTGATACTTTCTCAGCTTTTATTTTTAATTCTATTTCTTTATCTTCAACTACTTCTTTAAAGTTTTCTGTTTTTGCGTTTTCTTTTTTTGTCATTTTATTTAATTTTATTTAGTTATTAATTTATATTTTTATCCAAATGATAATATTGCTGTAAAATCTTTTATATAAAACGTAGCTCCACTTTGTGGCATGTCGTCTGCGGTCTGAAATCCTATTTTTACATTACCCTGACCAGTTCCGTTATAAGTTGATGTTTGTGGGGTAATTAAAGTTGTGTGAGTAGATGTAGTGTCTAATGCTGTTGTTTGAGTAAAACTAAGTTTATTACCGTATTCAAATCTCCACGAAACGCTATCACTATCTCCTTCTGGATCCCATAATCCGCCTCCATCTACTATGTGTATTGTAACGCCTACTTGCATAAAATGACCTACATCCCCAGGTCCTATAACTGTACCGTCTTCTGTTGTACCCCAAAAAGGCTCTACTTGTACACCACTAGTACCACTACTCATTGTTGCTGTGTAAACACATTTTAACCAAGCTCCAGTATCATCTGATCCAGGCGCCGTTTGCCCAGGTGTTATAGTTAAATTATTAACCGCTCCAGAATATGGTTTAACATTATCTACACCAATAGAAAAGTCGGATGAGTAAAGTACATCAAGTCCATTACCAAGAACCGCAAGGCCATACATTCCGTCACGATGTATTGATTTACCTAATCCTAACATTAATCACCAAAATAACAAATCATACCACCATCACTATCAGCAGATGTTCTAGTAACACTTGTCCATCTTCCATATATCGTAAGTCCTCCTGGAAATTTATTTAAATTATTAGTTGCATCTGAACCAGTTCCATGAACAGCATCAACTGGCGTTGTGTGACTAAAGTAACCAACCTTAGCTGTATCATGTAGTGAAGTATCTGCCACTAGACCAGACAGCGTTGTTTGAGCTAAAAAAGTAATTGCAATTATAACTTTTCCATCAGGAGGTGTTACTGCTCCCGTTGTATCGCAGAATGTGCTACCCATTTGCCCAAATCCATATTCTATTGTATTATCTTTATATCCCATAATCTAACCGTTTAATCTAAATGTTTTAAAAACAATATCTTTAATATGGAATATTGCTCCAGCTTGAGGAAGGTCGCTAGTCACATCCCAAAATATTTTTGGAAGAGTAGAAGAATCAGCTGTGTGATATAGAGTTTTATTTACAGTCTGAGTAGTATCTTGAGTGACATAAAAAATACCAAGGGGTAATCCCCCTATTGAATATTTTGTAGCAACAATATCACTTCCGTTCCAATCTTCACTTAAGTGTATTTTAAAAGTCACTGTAGTAAAATCCCCAGCTTTAATATTACCATAACTACTTAGTTGTATTCCAGATGTGTCTGTTTGAGTAATACTATATTCTCCTTTTAACCAATCATCAACTCCATCAAAACCGTCAACGTTACCTGTCAATGTTACTTCACCTTCTTCGTTAATAAATTCCCAACCATTTACTCCACTGCTAAAATCACTAGTATAAGAAAGCACTTCGTTATAAGTTCCTCGATGCGACGGTAGTCCGTTTCCTATTCCTAACATTAGTCTCCTAAATATCCAATTATCATTTTAGCTGCAGTGGCATGAACTTGCGTCCATCTTCCATAAATAATAGTTCCAGCTGGAATGGTGTTATTATTATCTACAGCTAAACCACCCGCTCCAGAGACAATTGTTGGATCGCTACCGTGAGCTATATCATGAGCTGTTTGCGCGTCTCCATCAGCATCTTCTGTAGATATAAACTCTAATCCATTAGCAGAATCTTGCTCTGCAACTAACCCACCGTGAGCTTCTAAAGCTGTCGCTTCTAAAAATTGTATTGCTACAAATACTTTACCAGTTGGTGCTTTCATAGGATTTGCGCTATCATTAAATATGCTACCCATCTGACCAAATTGGTATGATGTTTGTTGATTATTTATCGCCATAATTATTTATTGTTATTTTGTTGTTCATTCTTTTTAGACGATCCGCCGAAAAAGAAATCGACTACCGTATTAACTTTAGCGCTCAT